CATGATCCCAATCCAAAAGAAGGTGGCAGCGTACGGCCCCCACGGTCTGGGCAAGACAGCTATCGAGGCGCTTGCTATCCTGTGGTTCAGTACCACACGGAACTACGTGGAGGAGGAGGAGGGCGCTGACTGGAAGATCCCCTCCACTGCCAGTGTGTGGAGGCAGCTAGAGAAGTTCCTCTGGCCAGAGGTAAGAAAATGGTCCAGGCGTATACGATGGAAGGAGATGGGTATAGACCCGTGGTCCGACCACGAACTGCTCACCCTATCCATCAAGCTACGTAACGGAGAAGCGTTCGCGCTAGCGTCAGACGACCCGGAGAGCATAGAGGGGGCCCATGCTAACCACCTCCTCTACACGTTCGATGAGAGTAAGGCGATCATGGCCTCGGTCTGGGACGCTGCAGAGGGTGCCTTTGCTTCCGGAGATGTTTATGCTTTCGCGTGCAGCACCCCGGGTGAGGAGAGCGGTAGGTTCTACGAGATCTGCTCCCGGAAGGCGGGGTACGAGGATTGGGCTGTACGCCACGTCACGATCGACGAAGCGATTGCCGCGGGTCGTGTATCTGAGGCCTGGGTCAAAGCAAGGGTATCTCAATGGGGTGAGGGGTCCCCTGTATTCCGGAACCGTGTAAGGGGTGAGTTTGCGTCATCTGATAGCACAGGTGTTATCCCGTTAGCGTGGGTAGAGGCAGCCACGGACAGGTGGGCCCAACAGCAAGATCAGGGGCTGGACATCCCCTTCACTTGTCTCGGAGTAGACGTAGGAGGTGGCGGTAATGATCAAGCTGACCTCAGTGTTCTTGTCTATCGTGCTGGCTATACTGTCACTGATATCCGTCGTGCGGGTCGTCAGGACACTATGGAGACAGCGGGGGCAGTGGGCGCTGTACTCTCTCGTCATGGAGGCTACGCGCTTGTCGACAGTATCGGTATTGGTGCTGGGGTTGTGGCTCGTCTTCGAGAAATGGATTTTGATGTCGTACCGTTCAACGCTGCGGAGGGTGCAGGGGACGCCCGAGACAGCAGCGGAGAACTGGGTTTCGCTAACAAGCGCGCATGGGCGTGGTGGAACCTCCGAGAACTGCTCGACCCAGGTAGTCCAGACCCCATTGCACTCCCACCCGATGATCTTCTCATTGGTGACCTTACCGCCCCCAGATGGCGGATACAGTCAGGCGGACGAATCCTGGTTGAGAGCAAGGACGACATTCGAAAACGGATTGGCCGGTCAACTGATACGGGAGATGCCGTGGTAATGGCGTTCAGCTCACAACGAGTACCCACAGCATCTAACACAGAGCCCGTTACTGTCGCCAACCTAAACGAATACGAAACACGTCGGACAATCGCAGAGGACACCCCCGCCGATACAGCCCCGGTCTCCGGTCTCTGGGAGAAGGTGTGGTAATGAACAAGACGTTCAGCCGATTACGCGAGGCGGCGGTACGCTTCGCTAACGGGAGAGACGAAGATCCCGGTCCCCCGGCTACGGGAGAGCTTGGTGGGACCGGGACTTCCCTCTTTGGGGGAATGCTGCGAGAAGAGGATCACAACAGTGACCTAGAGAGCTCTCGCATGTACGACGTATATGACCGGATGCGGCGTAGCGATGGTCAGGTCAAGGCAGCGCTGTCCGTGATGAAGCTCCCGCTCCTTGCTGCGCCCTGGACGCTGACCCCGGCTAGTACGGATCCCAAGGACGTGGAGATAGCTGCAACGCTCCAGGATCAGCTTATGGAGCAGATGACGGTAACGTGGCATGATACACTCCGGCATGCCCTCATGTCCCTGGACTTCGGCAGTATGCCTTTTGAGAAGGTGTGGGAACTACGGGATGGCGGTTCTCCCGCGGCGCGTGTGGCTATCCGTAAGCTGGCGCCCCGTATGCCCCGGACTATCTCGGAGTGGCTGGTTGATGACACCGGTGGGTTCGGCGGAGTACAGCAGACGTTCGTTACTAACGATGGGACGGTCAAGGAAGTAACGATCCCGGCCGAGAAGTCGCTTGTCTTTGTACACGAGCGTGAGGGCAGTAACTACAGGGGTGTCTCTGCGCTCCGCGCTGCTTACAAGCACTGGTACATGAAAGACAAGATGTACGTGATTGATGCGGTCACGCAAGAGAAGCGTGGCCTGGGTGTCGACGTAGCTCACCTCAACCAGAACGCTACAGCTACCCAGAAGCGTGAAGCCCAGTCCGCTATGATGGCCCTGAGAGCCCACGAGAAGAACTACCTCATAGAACCCGAGTGGCTGACGTACCGGGTTGAAGGTGTGGGACGTGGGAATACGCGGGACAGCCTCCCCTCCATTGAACACCACGACACAGCTATCCTCCGCGCTATCCTTGCAGAGTTCATCGCTATGGGACCGTCTGGCGGCTCCCTTGCGATGCATAAGGACAAGCGACGGCCTCCGTGACCTCGGTGGACTGCCCCTTCCCGATGCCGATCACTCCGACGCTCGTCGCCCTCGACTTCGTCTCGGCGGTGCTCGACGCCTTCGGCATCCCGTTCTCGTCGGTCCTGCCGTTCGCCCTCGTCTGGGACATGGACCAGTTTGCGGTGCTCTCCGGCATCGACAAGGTGATGGGCGTGCTGCCCTACCCCGGCTGGTACGAGCAGTTCGACGGGTGGGAGAACGTGATCGGCAACGGCCTGGGTCCGGCCGCACCCCACGCGACGATCTTCCTGCCACAGGTCGACGTCGACGGAACGAAGCACGTGAAGATGAC